CATTGGGAATTCCCCCGTAGGGGAATTGCCAATCGCGAAAGCGATCGGTGCACGTTAGTGCTCTCCTTAGTTTATTTATAAAATAAGGAGTAGTACATGGCTGGTATCGAAAAGGAGGAGATCCACTGGAAGCCTCTGACCTTTAAGCGTAAAGATTACGCCACTAACAGGGCAGATGCTTGGGGTGTTGCGTTACATGCTGCGACGTTTAGACAGTGGCGAGAGAAAGACCGGCGGGTTCAACCCGCTGATCTGATCTGGTCACCGACGAATATGCCGCGGCAAAAGACGGTGACTGAAACCGGACTCCTGAAGAGTTTTACTTATTCTTCAGGGTTAAAGATTCAGTCACACACTCCACCCTCCCCCGCGTACCTAGGCCCGCCTGAAATCGACACCCATTGGGAAGTCCCAATGAGGTTGAAGGTTAAAGAACGGTCTCAGAACCTTGCGCAGGACTTGGCAGAATATCGCCAAACCTGTTCACTGTTCTCGAGCTTAGCTCGTGGTGTTGCGGATCTACACGGTACGATAAGAGGACGTAAAACTAAACGTAAGAAGGTCACTCGCAAGAATTTTGCTTGTGACGTTTCCGGAAAGGTACTTGCTACCAATTTCGGTTTACTTCCTACGTTGTCCTCTCTTGGTCAAGCTGCCGAGACACTCGCTTTGAAACTAGAACAGCCTCATGTGAGGCGGTTCGCGGTGACGAAGAAGAAGTCAGAGAAGCTTGATGGTTGGAACGGGGATTTTTCCCGTAGTGACCGTGCTGTGTTTTATGTCACTTTTGATGTTAATAAAAGTGACTTCTCCTTTGGTAATCCATTGGAGCTTGCGTACGAGTTGACACCCTATAGTTTCGTCCTTGATTGGATGTTTCCCGTAGGTGACTACCTTGCCAGTTTGGACGCCTTGAATGGCACCTCTGGCATAGTAGGCTCTGTTTCAACAAAGTACTCAGCGCCGGACCTCAGATATGATCCTGAGACCTCGTTGAACCAAGTACCGGAAGGGTATGTATTGGAAATTGCTCCGCGCGCCTCTTACGAGTCGACGGAACGCAATGTATACAGTACTATTCCTCAGGCAAAGATGTCATCCATGTTGGAGTACACCCCATCTACCTCATTTCATTCTGTGGTAAACGGGCTAGCTCTGCTGGTTGGTTTGAACGATTCGTGTGGTCATGTTTCTAAACCACCGCGTCCTCATTTTTCTAAGCCGCCGAGATCTGGCAAGCCTTGGGTAGGGACTACCCACTAAGTCTTCAATTTTGAAGCAAGTCGTACGCGACGATATACTTTTTCGCGTTTTATGCAACCATAAGGAAATTTGTTATGCCTTCGGCTAGCAATATACTACTCACTGATGATCAAACTGTTGTGCACACATTTGTTCCGGTTCGTATCGGTCCAAATCAGCAAATCCTCAAGGATAAGGCAGCTCTCACGGCCGCAGGAGAGAGTACTTTACAGTATTCTAATACTCCTGCTAGTGGAAGTAGCCCTGTCCTCAAGGCAAGCATGCAACTGCACCAACCAGTGGAAGTTACTTCCACTGATACTGGCAGAACAACAGTTGAAGACACCGCTCGTTTCTTCTGTAATTCGATCGTCCCCGACAGCATGACTAGTGCGGAACGCGTAACTTTTGCGTATCTCGCAGGCCAGGCGGTGATTAATTCAATCACGCAAGGCTACATGTCTGACGGGGAAACGTTAACTTAATTTCGAGTTAACTAATCAATTACAGAGGATTTTGCCATGGAAGTTAGCTGTGAAGCCATTCCATTAAGCTCCGACCTAGGTCTAGAGCTAAATACCGCACTTGAACTGTGCATGATTGCCGACACCCCTCGATCTTTAGCAGTATACATTCTGCTACGGAACGGGGAGTACCAGCAATACGTGGACCTAGACATGGACCCAGATAAGTACCTCACTGCGGAATCCTTCCGCAATGACTATCTTGTCACAAAAGTTCTGTCTAAGTCGCCCAATCTGCCCCTTAGGGTGGATCGTGCACAGGTTGCCATTGACTCATTCTATGAGTCCGAAGCGGACTGTTCTAGAACAAACGACCGGCTGTGGGACTCACCTTGTTTATCGGGTGAAGCCTCTATCCGGCGCATTATCGAATCCATACTAGGGAAACTTACCACTAAGGATTTATCCTTCGTGAGTAATAACTTTAGGCATGGGTCCGGTTCTACAACAGGCGTTAGCGGTACTGGCACGGTGTTGTCAGACAAATACGATGAAGAAATTCATCTAACTCACCACTTGTTACCTTTCTTTTCGTCCATTACGGGCGAACGATGGCGCCAAATTACTGGCGCAAGAATCGTAGATGGTAACAAGTTCACTACTGTTCCCAAAAACTCGAAAACCGACCGCGGCATATGCATCGAGCCCACGCTGAATATATATTGTCAGCTGGGCGCCGGCGCACTAATCCGTAACAGACTCCTTGTTTCTGGGTGCGATCTAAGTGACCAATCGCAAAACAGGAAGGGTGCTCGCAACGCTATAGCGCATGACTTATGCACTATAGATCTATCGCGGGCCTCCGACCTTATTGCGTTCCAAACGGTCTCCAGACTCCTACCTCCTAGGTGGTTCCATTTACTGGAACTTCTGCGTAGTCAATCGACTACAATGCCTGACGGTAGC